GACAAAGAACAGGAAACCAGCTTATCAGAGAGCGATGAAAAGGATGCCGCGTAACCCCATTAAGGTTACACCTTAATGGGGTTACGCCTCAAAGGCATGACTTTTACACAAGATTTTGGACTTGACTACGCTCTGCTGGAGGATTTCCCAGTGAAAAAATTGATTCTCACATCATTGCTCTTAATTTTAATCCTGCAGCCCTTTCCTATTTTGGCTCAGCCCTCACATCTCCTTTCGGTTAAAGACTACTTTCCTCCGACACCTGGGAACATATGGGTCACTCAAATTGCATTTGACCGAGGATCTCATAACTATTTCGCATTAGAAGTCCTTGAGCAATTCAAGAATGATTCAGCACGATTCACAATGGGTTCAGGACCGTCTGACAAGTATAATAATAACGATCCTATGGATTTTTCTCTCAATTGGTGGGAGATAAAATTCGAATCGTCACAGCTTATTTGTCAAGGAGCCTTCGTCACCCCGGAACGACCTTTTCTTTTTTTATCAAAGTGGCTTAATATTTCAGATAGCACAAAGCTCATTTCTCAGGACAGTACTGTTACCTGTCCTATTGGGACATTTTATCACTGCATCGTCACCCAGGATAGTGGAATCTGGGCGCCAGGATTTGGACTGGTAAGGGACAATCTTGTTTACGCCAAAGTCAACGGAGTCGAGTATGGCACGATGCCTAAACCTGAAGTCACTCCTGTAAACTATAATATCGATGACTACTTCCCAATCAGAACCGGCAATTGTTGGATTTTTCGCAATAGATTTGATAACAGGTCCTTAGAGGGATTTTACGTTATGGAGCAATTCAAATATGACTCTTTAGCATTCGTTTTAGCATATGGATTAGCAAGCTTTTTCCACCCTGACCAGCCGTCGCTTTGTGCGACCTGGATGACCATTCAAAAAAGGCCCCCTTATGCGGTCGACAAAGGCCGTTATACTGATGAATATGATAAAGATCTTATCTGCAGACCCTTCGAGAAAACAGGATGGTTCATTGATTTAGCTGATACCGCCATGGTTCTATCTGAGGACAGTACGATAACGTGTCCACTCGGGATATTTCACCAATGTGTGGTCGTAAAGACATGGGGCGCCCTGGCACCAGGTTTCGGCCCTGTATCTTCAAACCTCCTTTACGCTAGAGTGAATGGCATCGAATACGGTACGATGCCAACTTATTCAACCGTTGAAGCGGATCACCAGCTGAACGCTCCAAGAAAGAATTCTCTCTACCCAGCTTACCCGAACCCCTTCAATCAATCGACCGGGATCTCGTTCTACCTCAGCAAGCCTGGCGCCGCCAAAGTCACCGTTTTTGATGCACAAGGCCGGACTGTGAGGGTTCTGCTCAATGATCAAGCTGCAGCAGGATCGCATTATCTGACCTGGGACGGGATGACCGATGATCGACTGCCCTGCCCATCGGGAGTTTACTTTGTCTCGCTGAAAACTTCAGCGTTCTCTCAGAAGCGGGCGCTGACCCTGGTCAGATAGAGCCCACCCAATCTTCCGGTGTGCTCCCTCACTTCTCCCTATCCTCGCTGCGCCCGGATATTCGTAACCGCCGCCGGGATCTTGACTATTGATGCCTTCACAGTAGCCGCTTGGGGAGTCGCCACAAGCTCCATGACGACGCTGAGCGGCCGGCCGGGCTGCAAATCGCTGCTCACCACGAAGGGAACAGCTGCGCTGGGCAAGCTCTCGTTACTGGCTCGGTCCACCGCCGTCAGCAGCAGCTCAAAATTGCCGGCGACCAGGGCCAGGGTATAATTGGCTTTGCTGGCCTCGGTGTCGATCGCCCACTCGGTCAGTTCGACCACGGTTGTCGTGTGTTCTGCAGACTGGCTGACAAAATACGCATTGTATCGCGCCTTACCACGTGAATGCGATCTCGAGGATGTTCAGGCAGGCTTTATTAAAAGCGGGGTTGGAGGGAAAAAGTTCTCCTGTTTACATCATGCGGCATAGTAATGTGGCCAGGATCCTGAAGGAGACGATAAATATTTCCCGGGCGCAAAAAGCCGCGCGTCATAGCAGCGTCAATACAACAAAAATTTATGAGCATCTGGATCTCGATGATGTCAGCCAGGAGTTGGCGGATGTGGACTTTTAATGTGCAACTTTGGCCAAGCCAGCAAGCGCAGCAGATATTTTATGTCAATTTTATGTCAATTTTATGTCGAACATGGCAAAAAGCGCCTAAAAATGCCCATTTTGATAAACAAAAAGGCCAGTTAGGATTTGATCTAACTGGCCTTTTTATTATACTTACGAGTAGCGGCGGAGGGATTTGAACCCCCGACCTATGGATTATGATTGCATTGGAAAAGACTCGTAACTTCAATTATTTGGCTGATTTTTATCTGATTTTGGAACCATTTTGGAACGGTAACACCCTCTTATGGCATCGTCATTTCTCAAGTAGGTCTAAGCCCGGTATACATGTTCTCTCAAGAGCGCTAACGTGCGGCTTTGCGGTGGCCGCGGTAAGGTGAAAACCGAACCTCAAATAACAAACTGTTCCAGCGGCCTTCTGCCACAGCCAAGGGTTAGGTGCTCTATTTTTGTGATTCTCGGATTCCTTGCTCATGAACTCAAGAACATTCTTGTTAAACTCAGAAGGCTTATCCCTATCCATGCAATAAGCCGTACATCATTTTAGCAGCATCATCTTCCGCATAATGATATTGCCGCCGGCCTCCAGGGTATAAAAATACAAACCGCTGGGACAATTTACGCCATTAAATATCGCCTGGTGGACGCCGGGTTGTTTCACTTCATCAACCAGAACGGCCACTTCTTGACCCAGGATGTCGTGCACCTTCAGGCGAACCCTGGAAGTCGAAGGAATGGTGTAGGAAATTATCGTCTCCGGGTTGAACGGGTTGGGATAATTTTGCTCGAGCGAAAACAAGGAAGGCATACTGACCATTGGGGGCTCTTCCACAGCCGTCAAGAATGCGCTGGAAAACGGTGAGGTGCTGCCTTCGGCATTAATGGCAAGAGCGGTAATATTGGGCAGGGGTCCCGCAATAACTCCTGTCCAGTTGAAATGACCATCTGAACCGGATTGGGTTTCCCCCTGGAACATTTGTCCCTCATCTTCCGCGTCGGTATAAAACTCAATCGTAGCATTGGGTATGGCCGTTCCTGATACGGAGGTGCCGGTGGCGCTGGTGATTATCGGCGCCGGGACCATATTGGCGCCAGTTGATGTAAAAGAAATTCCGGGACCGCCGTTTTGGCTGATGCAATTCTGGCTGATACGATTGCGTGTCGGTTGTTCTCCATAAATGCCTACCCCCGGCCCTTCGTTCTGGCAAATGATGTTTTGAGAAATCAGGTTATCAGTGGATTCACCGGCAAGGTAGATCCCATCGTTTTTGTTTCCCGTTAGCGGAATGAGATCGCCGGGTTTGAGATCCAGATTTACCGGAGAAATCCCGATCCAGTTCGATTGAATCGTATTATGGACGGAATTATTGATAAACAGACCGAACACGTTACCGCCGATCCGGTTATCGATGACGATCACGCTGTCGCAAAACTGCTGAATACACAAGCCGCCAAAACCGCCATTTCCCGGAGCCGCCTGGGATGTGCGATCCAGCCCGACCATGTTGTTCAAGACAGTAATGGCGTGCGAGGAATCCGAGACAAGAATCCCGCCGTTGATATTGCCGGTAATGACGTTACGAAAGGTGTCCATCGGGGCGACGGTGACATGCTGACAGCGGTTGCCGATGCAGATGCCCAGGCCATTGGGCGCTGCTACAGTCCCGCTATGATCGGTGCCGATATAACAGCCGGCAATGTGACCGGCATCGACACGATCCATCCAGATGCCGACATTAGCGTAACGTTGGACCGTCAATCCGACGATGGATACTTCAGGCGCCGCGATATGCAATCCGCTCGCATCCTGGCCAGCCTGGTGACCGTCCAGGACAATTTCCGGGCCATCGGGGTTGGTATCCCGGCCCATAAAGGTCGATTGTGAAAACGCGTAAATGAGCAATTTGCCGTCGGTGATGAGCGGCAATTCGCTTTCCGGCTGGATCACCCAGATCCCGGCATCGGCTTGATAGCCGGACGCCCCTTCCGGAATGGCGAATAAAATCGTATCGGGTCCCGCGTGACGATTGGCGATATGGATGGCTTCCCTGAATGAGCCGGGCCCGGCATCGTCGCAATTTGTCACCCAGATATAGTCAGCAGAAGCATTGCTTACAAAAAAGGCACTGATGCTTTTGTCGCCATCCATCACCAGTTCTGCGGGATTGCTATTTCCGCTCAAGTCTCCGCTCCAATGATCAAACCGGTAGCCGGGCGCGCCATTGGCCTTTAATTGCACAGACTCGTTATGGCCATAATTCGTTTTGTCCGGATCCTTGCTGACGCTGCCTGAACCCGGCGGATCAACGGCTAAGTTTAAAGAATAAGCCAAATTTCTGATCGTGAAATCGGCGTCGCTGATATCCGAGCAACCGGAAGGGATGACATCCGCGATCATGATCCGGCAACGCGACTGATCAGAACCGACCTTAGGGACGACCCAGGAGGCACTGTGATTGTCTGGCATATTATCCTGGATTGTCGTCCATGATGTACCGCTGTCCAGACTGTATGAGATTTTCACATTTCCCCTGGTATTGGTGGACGTCCATCGGATGGTCTGGGTGGAGCCTTCATCCCAAGTTTCACCGCCATTGGGATGGGTCACCGTAATTGAGCTGCAGTCGGTAAGAAGAAAGTTTTTCGCAATAGTGTATTCATTACCACCTTCATCTAATTCAGCTACAGCGTTTGTTTCATCAACCCTAACGTAAACAAGCCAAATACCATTAGGAACATAATCACAGACATCACTTACAGAAAAAGTTTTAATACTTGTGGCACCGGGAGGTAAGGAGAAGACCGGAACATCGCCCAGTTTTGCATCGGAGACTGTAAAATAGTAATCGCTTAGATAAAATCCAAGGATACTGGAACCAGCTGATGCATTTCCATTGTTCTTTACGATGCAGGTAATATCAAGCTGATGGGTGATAGAATATGTCCAATTTAATCCCGTACAAACAAGATTCGGGCCTGGTATATCAAGTCTAACACCGCCGACTCCAACGCTATAATTATTCGATTCATTATCTTCGGGGATAATTCCGGTATAGTCAATGAACACGTACAGGTACCAGGTTCCCGGATGTAAGCTGAAATCAAAAGTCTGATTAATAACCCTGAGCTCTCCGGGATTCAGGGGATCCACGAAAGAGTGGCCCAAAAAAACATCTGAACCGACGGAAAAATCGGGGGAGAAATAATATCCCAGATAACAGCCTTCGGACGGCAGCGTACCAATGTTTTCCACTACAGTCTCTATTGTCATGTTTGCATACTCACCAGCAAGGGTTGCCAGAGAACAGCGTAAATCCGGGCCGAGATTCATAACTCCTGCTGTAGCATCCCGGACTTTATTATCAGGATTCGTTTGCCAAGTTGCCGGGGTGGCATTGATTGCTTTTGGCTCAAACTCAATGACATCGCGCGCTGACGGCATTTCCAAAGAGTCTGTCGTCATCTTTGGCTTTACCGGTACTTTGGATGCCATGGACTTATTCGAACTTGATTCTAGTAGATAAACTGTTTTAGTCGCGGGAAATTGAACAGGGGCAGGTTCACCGGCAGGCGTTGATGATGGTTGTATTGCATTACCCTGCAGATCATACATTTGGACTGTGCCGTCTTCGCTCTTGACAATTTTCAGCATGGCCTGACCTTGCTGGCCGCTTGCCAGGTTTGGTACAAGAGAAATGGCAACAAGGAAACACAGTAAGAAAATCAGTTTTTTCATATGTTATTCCTCGAAGATTAATTCATAATCTCAACCAAGTGTCTCCGAATAAAATATGAGCCACAAATTATCATATCGGAGAAAGGATAATACCCGGGGGTTTCTGTTTAACAGCCGTCTATTTTCTCCGCCTAACGCACGTTTCAGTGGTTGAAACCGCTTTAATAAAACTTGATAAAAGCACAAATCTTATAATCAACCACAAAGCCATCTTAAAACCTTGGCGGTTTCAACCACTGAAAACGATTTTTAGCCGTGACAGATTAATATAAACTTTAATTAACTTAGACGTACGTAGTCGCTTGCATATCCACCCATAAAAAAAACGCAATCCAGTCAAGAAATGAACTCGATTGCGCTCTCCTCATCATAGGACTCCTTCCCAAGATTCGGCTACATACTTACAGAATTTTACGAAAATTGGAAAAGAGATACAAGAGAAATAGCATTATCTTATCACTACGTGCTCTTATCTTGAAGAGGCAGTGTTATTATTACAGTCCCGACAATCCACTTACTAATTCGGCATAATTCCAGAATGCAAGCGATACTGAAGTTCGCAATATGACTTCGCATTTACCTCTTCCCTCTTATCATTATGCAATCATCCTTCCTGTTAATTGGACGAGCAATGCAGCTCATCAGTTTGTTGGTCTCATAACCCAAAGGCCGCAGGTTCAAATCCTTCCCCCGATACCACTTAGTTCCGTTTATAATTTCCTGTTAGATCGGCTTCTGAATGGCTTTTAAATTCGTCAAAATGGTCAATTTTCGACAACTTAATGTTCAATACAAATACATCATAAACAGATTTATTTGTCTTCCACAATACCTTATTACAGAACTGCGGCAGGGTTCGCCAGGGCTACTACCTGCCGTAGTTCTTTTTTTTATTCGTTCTGCGGTTACAAGACAGGGACAGATCTGTCGCTCATTCAGGCACAGGACTGGTTTTAGTAAAACCAGCCATCGGACCTCCTAATCGATTGACGATTAGGGACGAAGCACACAACGGAAACCGATATAGCTGTCGCGATTGCCCGGCGCGCCGCCGTAGCTACGGTCGGCGACACGCATGCTGAAAGCGCTAAAAAGCCAAGAGCCGCCACGAAGCACGCGTAAGCCGCCTGTAGATGGCCCGACTGGATTCTGCGCCGGGCTGGTACTGTAATAAGTCGACCCGTACCAATCCGCGCACCATTCCATAACATTCCCGGCCATGTCATATAGACCATAGCCGTTGGGCGCGTAACTTCCTACCGGCAGTGGACCGCGGCTGCTGCTGAAATTTGCCATCTGCGCCGTTAAGGGACCAGAGTAATTAGAATAGTTGCACTGGTCGGTAGGGTAAGTATCCCCCCAGGGATACTGATTGCCGATCAAACCACCGCGTGCCGCGTACTCCCACTCTGCTTCAGTTGGAAGACTCATCCCAGCCCATGCGGCATAGGCTGCTGCATCGGTCCATGTGACGTTTACAGTCGGATAATCAGGTCTTCCTAAAAAATAGTTATCGGTCGGATTCACAGGATAAGGGCGTGAAGTGGCATCGCAAAATTGCCTGTATTGGCCGTTGGTCACTTCGTAAGCATCCATCCAATAGCCGTTCAAGGTTACGTAATGGATAGGTTTTTCGTTGTCAGCACCTAAATTGCTGCCCATCTCAAAGGTACCCGCGGGAATCCAGACCATGCGGCCATGCATTGTCGTATCCGGGGGCGGTGATATGGTATCAGGAGGAATAACAACTGTAGTGAAGCTGATGTTATCAATATCGAGCACCTTGACCGAGATCAGATTGCCATCTTTTTTCTGAATAACCAGGTCCTGGGCTGGAGCGAGCGCAGCCGTCATTAAAATGGCCAATATCATAAAGTATTTCATAACCCCTCTCCTTTACTTGATGAGCACCATTTTACGCGTAATTGTCTGTTCTCCACACTTGACCTGATAAAAATAAGCGCCCGCAGCTGCCGACATCCCGGTATCATTCATTCCATCCCATCTTATTTGATGATTTCCAGCGGGATAGTGCCTTTCAACCAACTCCCGCACTTGCCGACCATTGACATCGTAGATGGTCACTCGAATCGGGCTATCCTGAGTAAGCGAGAAAGAAATGGTCGTCGATGGATTAAAAGGATTAGGATAATTTTGTAGCAGGGTAAATGTTTTAAGGGCTTCTTGCAGCTTGTCGATCCCCCCAGGAGGCGCACTTGTTCCATTGAGACGGATACTCATGGTTTGGATCTCCCGCAGGGGAATCTGTGTCGTTGTACCATCTTTCTTTTTTACCTCGATGGCGTATTCATATCCATAAGCTGTAGCAGCCAGGAGCAGCAACAAAATGATTTTTTTCATGCACCCTCCATTCTATTGTGGCGGTCAGTCAGCAATTTTACTATCGTGCTGAACCCTTGTCCAATAAATCTAAAATAGAGCTCCAGCAACACCTTTTGATTGCGAAATGGGGCAATATATATTGATAGACGTTTGCAGAAGATTATCTTTACAGGCGGGTTTAATCATACTGTTTACATAAAGCTGTTTCATTATGCAAGTTTATAATTTACAATGTGTCGTACTAGTCAATGATATAAGCTTTAATAGAAACAACTTTTATTAAATATACAAACCGATAATCGCTTTGTAAAGAAATTTCGCATAAATATCTGCAAGCGAGCAACACAAAAAGCATGAATAAATCATGTTCAAGAACTGAAACCACTTAATAAATTAATTGGGCATGATCCCTTCATCAGCCATGCTGAAATACTTGTCAAAGCCGATGATTAGATGGTCAAGGATTAGCATATCCAGAAATCTTGCACCAGATGCCAGCTTGCTCGTGACGGCTCTATCTTCAGCGGACGGATCCGGGTCGCCGCTGGGGTGATTGTGGACGATGATCATTGCTGCCGCTCCCAAATCAAGCGCAGTTTTAAAAACCAGCTTCGGATCAACGACCGATTCCGAAGTTCCTCCGCTGAACAGGGCTGCCGCAGCCAAGACGCGGTGCCGGTGATTCAAAAAAATAACAACGAATTTTTCAACGGCTTCATCCTGCAGGTCTTTGACGATTTCATAAGCGTCGTTCGCTGATTGGACGACCTGTTTCAGGTGGGAGTTATATTCCGGTTCGCGCACGATGCGCGTTTCGATCCGCTGCAGTTTATAAGAGTTCATCGCATACCTCCATCGGGGGCGCTTTGGCGCCCCCCGCATCGTTAGAGCTACTTGCTTAACTTATTGATCCAGCTATTGAGGACCTTGAGGAATTGCGCACTGGCGTATCCGCGCTTGCCCATAATAGAGGCGTAGGGTCCAGCGGTCCGAGAAGCATCAAAATCATTAAAAGACAGCAGGTCCGACTTGATTTTGTCAGCGATGTTTTGCAGAACAACCAGAGCAGGATAACCATCCTCCTCGGCCTTGACCATTTCAGCAAGGAGATGAGCATAGAGCTTGAAGCGCACAGCGGTGTCCATAGCTTCGTCGCCGTAAACAAAAGCATATTCGGGATCCTGGTCAAACTGATTTTTCCATGATTCCAGCTCGCTATTCATGTAAATGAGTTGCCAAGAGATTTCAAGATGGATTTCGTCCAGCGGGGTTTCGCACACCTTGTTCCGGTCGAACGCAGTGGCGAGCTTCATAACGGTTTCTTTTTTCATTGCTCTATCTCCTTGTTAATATGTGCTTTAACTACTTATAGTATACACAGTACGTAATAATAATGCAAGCAAATTTATCATAACACGTTGTTTATTAATAGTATCTAAGCGTTATGTACTATTGATTCACGCAAAAATAGTTGGCTTTCTTGAGCGGTTTTTCGCCTGAAATCACGGCAAATTGGCTGTACAGAGGGATGTCGATAAAAGAGGGACGCGGCTGGGTTCAGCAGCCGCGTTCTGAGGTGAGTATGTTGCGGGATTACAGCGGCGGCGCAGCAGGTAGAATGAAGCTGCCCTCGTTGGCTGTGTCCTGGCAGACTCCCATGACCTCATCGAGCGCCTGATCGTCGATGTCGGTGGGGGTTGTAGCGACAAAGTCCTCTCCCCACTCATCGGCCAGATAGTAGAGCGTCCGGACCGCCTTCTTCAGATCCCTCGTCAGCGCCTCGCCAGGGAGCACCTGATCCAGGACTTGCCGAAGCAGTTGCATCAGCAGCTTTATCAGCCAGTCCAGGCTCACCCCGATCCCCATAACTTTCACTTTTACCGGTTCCATAGCCTTTTCTCCTTTCGTGATTATGGCTACTTTTTCCAGCCCCGCATTTTTTCCATTACATGCTTTTCATTCTTAAAGACATCACCGCCGTGGGTCGCCCGCGCGAATTTGTCCGTTATGCCATAAACAATTACCATGACCCCTGCGCTGATTACGGAGTTCCCTGCAATTTCTCCGATCTTTGGAATGTAAGTGATTCCCGAACCGATCAGGACGACCGCGATGCCGCCCAAAGTCTTGGGGATAAATCTCAATGCTTCAGGAATTTTCATCTTCATCTCATAAACCAGAATAGTTTTTTATACCAGCTCTTGCGTGGCGTGGGCGGTTCGATCCTGCCAATTTTCCGCATTGAGCCAGCAAGCGTTTCATCTTTGACAGGCGTATTCCACAGCACTATTTCAGCCTCCCTCCTTCTGCGCAATCCCTCACTTCTTCTGCCGTTGACAAATACCCAGCGCCGGAGTTGTTCTGGAACCAGTTCGAATTCGCCCTGGTTGATATACTGCAAAAGCGTGCTGCGGTTGAATGCAGAGCTGCCGACGTTGAAGACAAAGGAGACCAGTGCGTCGAACTGGTTCTGGTTGATTTCCACAAGCACCGACTGGTTGACGATCGCAGCCGGGCTTTTCAGATCAGCTTTCAGCAGCTTGCAGCATTGGGCGATGGTCAGCCCCCGGGCGATCGGGCACTCTTCGCCGTCGATGGTAATCCTGCCACTTGCGCGTTCAGCGCCTGTCAGCAGATGGCCAATGCCGATGGTTGGGTAACCACCCTCGTCCAGATAGACGTTGCGGCGCATCCCTTCCAGCCGAGAAATAAACTCTATAACTTCTTTTGATATTGTTTTCATGGGACTTGCTTTCTGCATCACAGTCCTTTTTCCGTACTTATTAATGAAGCTTGCTGGAGGATTCCCATGAAAAAGTTACTGCTCGCAATATTGTTAGTTTTAATCCTGCAGCCGTTTCCTATTTTGGCTCAGTCCTCACACCTCCTTTCTGTGGCTGACTATTTCCCTGCCATCCCAGAAAACATCTGGATTACTCAAAAATCCTTTGATAAGGGTGATGATAATTTCTACGCGCTTACGGTTTTGCAGCAATTTAAGTATGATTCTACAGCTTATGTTGTCGCTTCTGGGTTATCATACAAATCAGAGTTCAGTGATTCGCTCGTCTATGGAATGAATTGGTTTACTTTACAGCTTGTAACTCCATCTTTTATCTACACTGGACCGTTGAGGGACCCTGATCAACTCTATGACGGACCTGTCGTTAGGGCAAGTATCTGGCTTGATATATCCGATAGCACTAAACTGATTTCGCTCGATAGTACAGTTACCTGTCCTGCCGGAACATTCTATCATTGTATCATCGATCAGCGCGGGGGTGCCTGGGCACCTGGCTTCGGCCCTGTATCGGAAGACCTCGTTTACGCCAAAGTCAATGGCGTCGAGTATGGGACAATGCCTAAACCTGAAGCCACTCCTAAAAGCTATACAGTCTATGATTACTTACCCCCCACTCCTGGAAACATTTGGGTGACCCAAATGAGTTTTGATCGAGGGTCGCATAATTTCTTCGCTATCCAAGTCATCCAACAGTATGAAAGTGACTCAACGCTTTACGACATTGGCTCAGGGCCTTCCGATAGGTATAATAATAACGATCCCATGGATTTTTCCCTCAACTGGTGGCCGATTAAATTTGTACTGCCAAATCTTATCTACCAAGGTGTGTACTCAGGCCCAAAACAAACTTTCTACCCTATTAGTCCGTGGCTTGATCTATCAGATAGCACAAAATTCATCTCCCTCGACAGCACCATTATTCGGCCGGCAGGTACTTTTCATAATTGCATCGTGGAACGGGATGGTGGTGTCTGGGCACCAGGATTTGGACCAGTTTCTCCAAATCTTGTCTATGCCAAAGTAAACGGTATCGAGTATGGCAAAATGCCCAAACCTGAAGCCACTCCTAAAAGCTATACAGTCTATGATTACTTCCCCCCCACTCCTGGGAACATTTGGGTCACTAAATATCAGGAAGATCACGGCGCTGGAAACTATTGGGGGCTAAAAATCTTCAAACAATATCAAGACGATTCTCTGGTTTATCACATAGGTAGTGGACCATCAGATCCAAATGGTATTGGGCTTCCGATGGATTTTGCCTTTACTCCTTTCACTTTAAAATTTCAACCGTCTATAAAAATTCTGGAAGGCGTTCTCACTTCCTTAGATTCAGGCATACCATTTTTTCCAGTCAGCACATGGCTTGATCTATCCGATTTGATCGATCTCGATAGTACCGTTACGTGTCCTTGTGGGACTTTTTACCATTGCATCGTTGATCAACACGGAAGAGCATTCGCTCCAGGATTCGGCCCTGTATCGGAAAACCTTGTTTACGCCAAGGTCAACGGTGTCGAGTATGGGATAATGCCTAAACCTGAAGCCACTCCTAAAAGCTATACAGTCTATGACTACTTCCCCCCCACACCGGGAAACGTGTGGATCAGACAAAATTTCGCTGACTCAACTTCGCCTCAATTTTTCGGCCTTAAAGTAATAAAGAAATTAAGTTCCGATACGATGGCTTATGTTTTATCTTCTGGGCCATTAGGATGTTTTGGCGATCCAATGTCATTTTGTGGCGAATGGTTTACAATAAAGTTCTCGCCACCTGATACAATCTATTCCGGGGCGTTTAGAACTGAACAGGACCCTTTTTACCCAGTAGACATCTGGCTCGATTTTTCAGATAGTACAGACTTTCTTTCGACAGACAGTACGATCATATGCCCGGCAGGAATATTTCATCATTGCCTGGTTCACAGTACACATGGTGCCTGGGCACCAGGATTTGGACCAGTTTATCCTAATCTTGTCTATGCCAAAGTCAACGGAGTCGAATATGGTACAATACCGACCGCCTCTTCTGTCGAATCGGACCGTCCCCATAATGCCCTGAGAGAAAATGCTCTCTACCCCGCCTACCCAAATCCCTTCAACCAATCGACCGGGATCTCCTTCTATCTGAACAAACCTGGTCAAGCCAGGCTCACAATCTACGATATCCAGGGACGGACTGTGCGGACCTTGCTCAGTGAGCACGCTGCAGCGGGGTCGCATCACCTCACCTGGGAAGGAATGAACGATGCTCATCTACCCTGCCCGTCAGGGGTCTACTTTGTCATACTGCAAACCACAGAATTCATTCAGAAACAAACCCTTACCCTGGTCAGGTAATCTTTACCAGCTCAATTTCCATTCTCAGATTTTGGTCCAATCCCCAAACGCGCTCTTGACCTCTATCTGCCCGAAATTGCTGCGGATTCCGGCCTCCCGATCTGTTAAAATCTCTGAGACCTTGAACACCGAAAAAGCATTGTCTGTGTAGGCTGTGCTGGCGATGAAGGTCTTGCCGTGCGCTGTGCCCACCGCCAGATTCGCCGCCCCCGTCAGATAAAAGCTGCTCCCGAAAATCACATTGTCCCGCGTGAACTTCTCCTCGTCAATGGTCAGTTGGTTGATGGAGTTGTCCGTATATGAAGCGACCAGGACGGTGTCAGCATCATACAAAGCCAACCCATAAGGCCGGTCACAATACTTTGGCGCTCCCGCACCTTGAAATACAGCGACCAGACGCGGCGGTGTGGTTGCATCGACCAATGAAACATCATAGAGCACCACGCAGTCGTCATTGCTGGAAGTCCCCAGCAAATACTGGTCATCCAGCAGCAGCAGGTCCCTGATGCCATTCAGATAATAGGGCTCTCCGTTGCCGGTGACCGAGTTCAGATATGCCGGTGCCGACTTTGTCGAGATGTCCAGAACCGTGATCCTCGAACCGCCGAAAGCAGCAACATAGGCCCTTGTGCTGTCGGAATTGACCTGGACCGACATGGCCCCGTTGCAGTAGGTTGCACTTGCATAGACTCCCGCCAGGGTCGGGTTATTATCACCCGCGACATCGTTCAGGATCACCATCGCATTATCGCCGCCAGAAGCGACGTAGAGGTAACTGCCGGACTTTATTACTGAATTTGGCTGACTCAGATAGTTCGGACTCCCTGCACCTGAAATCGATCCTCCGTTATAAATCGACGATTTTGTGGCGATGTTCAATTTCAGGATCCGCGCAGAATCTCTTGCAGCGACATAGCAGTAATCCCCATCCACGTCAATTCGCACCGGCCCAAGCATCCCCGCGTTGGTATAATATCCCACATAGGTCGTTTCCAGCCGCACCCCGTCCTCAGTAGTCCAGACCGTCAAAGCGTCATCCGATTTGCGGCTTGAGACATAGACGTAATTATCATCAGCCGAAAGGCAAACCCCGTGCGCTCCCTCCAGATAGTAAGGATAACCAATGCCGGTTTTCCCTCCGATGCGGACCGGCGTGGCAGGGGTGGAGATGTCGAAAATCAGGAAAGCCGAGCTCCACCAACAGGCTACATAGACAAGATTCCCGTCGCTTGAAATGGTGTTGCCGACCGGCCCGTTGCAGTAATCGGCGGCGGTTCCTGCATGACTGATCTGCGTTGGGGCTGTGACATCGGTTACGTCGATCAGGGTAATGCAGTCGTCGCTGAAAGACGAAACCACGCAGATGTCACCATACTTTGAAACCCAATGCGCTTCGCCAAGATAAACGCCGTTGGGATAGCTGCCTACGGTCGCCCCTGTCCCTCGCCCCGCGATGCAGCCCTTAAATACGGGGGTCGTATTTCTGACTCCGGCACCTGAAAACACCGCAGGGGTGCTGCCAGACCCCACGGCTCGAATTCCAGCTAAAGCCGAGCGTGTTCAACTGGTTGCGCACCTGTGCTGTGGGCTTTTCAGGAAATTCAATCCAGACCCAGGCTCCGACTACATAAGCGTATTCCTTTGCTTCCTCCGGCAACTGAGCGATCACCTGTTCGGTGCTCAACTCTTTGTTCGCCGACCTGATTTTCAATTCTGCCAGACTCATTTTCTACCTCCTGCCCGATTGGGCCCAGTTTAAAACAGATCCAGTTGTTCTGGAATGTCAGCTTTTGGTCCTTTCGTCTTGTCGCCCCCCTCACCCTGCCATTCCTGCACCTCGACACCGGCTTCCTCGCGTAGCCATTGAGCCACCACCTGACGGTGACAGAATTTGCCTGGCCCTTCATAGCAGGTTAGAATCATGCCCTCGAATTGCGCCGCAATTTCCTTCGCGTCCAGTTTGGAGAGGACCTCCTCGCGGTAGCGTTTACGAAAAAGCTCCGGATCGTTCAGCCCGAACAGATGTTTAGGTGGCGCAAGAGCGATGCAGCGCAGACCTTTGAAGTAATTCGGCACGGTCCGCGTTATCATCACTGCTTTAGGGTTCTTTCCGGCCTTTGCCAGATAGCTCGTATAAATCATTACAATTACTCCAGAAGGACGGCGGGGTGTTTAGCCCCGCCATCTTTGGATTATTTAGTTTTGCGATTCGGCCCATATCTCACGGGCTGATTGCAGTTTGGACCAGACTTCCCATGCTGTTTTCGGTTTCCAGCTCAGGTCCCGCTCCAGCTTGAGTCCATAGCCGCCGACCTTGATGCGGAGATTTTCAAGCTCGGATTTGGAGACCGACCCCTCCTCGACTTCGAACAGATCCACGATTGCCCATAGGTAGTCCGGATCTTCCGGGTCCTGATTTATGATGTACCAGGTCCCGCGCCCGTAGGGATTGAAAATCTTGCAGTAGACCAGCTGGTCAGGATCGTCGCCCCTGTAGAATTGGGCCTGCAGCTTCCGCTCAATTTCTTTAGTGAACAGTTTCATGATTCACCTCCGCGCAGTTTAGTTAAGGATGAATTTCACGAACCAATGGCTGCTCCGGCAGAGGGGAGCGTGGCCGTTAAAGTCGGCCCAGTATTCGCCATAGTCGAGGATGGTAGCGTTCGGGAACGCTTTCTTCACGCCGTCTGCAAAATACTGAGCTGATCTGCCATGCCGGTAAAAAAACCCGTGCCGGAGTGTAAAGACCTCGCCGCGTTTGCTGATCGCATCCACGTTGATCCCGCCATCGGTCAAGAGGGCGAGTCTGACATCAGCGCATTTTCTTTTTGATGGATTCATTTGGGGCTCCGCGTTGTGAATAGTTCTTATCTCCAATATTAATGTACTTTTAACAGCTATAATATGCAAGTAAATTACTCTTAATATGCTGTTATTACTATATTTGAGATTCATCGCACAATTTATCAGTCCAAATCAATTAATGTCTATACTTTGGTACTTCCATCCTGATCCGTCCTGAGTAACGAGGATAAACTGAGCCCAGGGAAACAGCCTGGCTGCGACCTTTAGCTTGACAGCAGCGTCGTCCCGCATGAAGCCCTTGACCTCATAGAAATAGATATGGTCCTTTACCACCAGGAAATCGGGCGTATAAAAACACCCTTTTGCCAGCTTCAGTTTGACCGATTCAAACTGGTACTCCTTGATCTCGCCGGCTATTTTCCACAGATCCAGCTCTCCAGCAAAAGCCTTCTCCAGCCGGTTCATTTCGCCTGGCGTGTGCTGGTGAATCCTGGGATATTTCCTTCCGTACATGGCCCAGCCCTCAGCGGCCTAATTGACCCGCGATGACCAGTGCTGTTGCCGCGCCTGCGGTAAACCATAGCCATTCTTTTTGATACCACTGCTGTTTATACACCACCTGGGGGACGTAGACTGTTTTGAGGATGGTGGTCTCCGGCCTCGGATCCGGCTTCCATTGAAAGTCGAATTTGTTGATTGGAGGAAAAAAGTAATCGACCGCCGCTCTGCCATAGCCTGTGATGGTTGTATCCATAAAGACAACTCTGACCGCCGCATAGCCATTCGAGCCCTCGGGATTTGGCAAGCAGCCATAGACTTTGAGCGTATCGAGCTTCATCCTGGCTGGGATTTTCTTTAGTTTTTTCTCCGGCTCAGAATTGACTGGTACTTTTATTCGCACGGTGTCGATTCGCGCCTCGGCTGAATTGATTGAAGCAGCTGCCTCTTCTTTGCCATAAAAGTATCCAGCGAGAAAAGCGCCTCCATAGCATAAAAGGGCCAGCGCCACAATGAGGATGAAAACATGACTGTCTTTCATAACGCCACCGTATATCTTCCCTGTTAAAATTAGAGTTTCAATCCTTTCGGATTATGACTTGCCGGATGGTTGACCGGTTTGGTAGAGTGTTTTGCCGGTTATCTTTGACCTCACATGAGCGGGGAAGTAATCCGCTTTGTGCTTTGCCATCCGATCGGCCTGACCGATCCCCTCTGCTGTTCCGGATCGGCCCTGCCTTTTTCAATTGAAGCCCCTTTCTTTGCACCGTCCGCATTGGCAGTCGGGCAACCGGCCCCTTGCAACGGCCTTGATGACCAGTTCGGCTTTTGCCTGGCATTGCTGACCGATAGCCGGAGCGTAGACGTAGCTGTACGTCTGGATCCTGCCGCTTGCCCTGCTTTCGTAGATGATAATACAGCTGGTGAAATGGCCGAAGTGCATCAGCCCTTGCGTCGTCCAATAGTGATTATTAGGCGTTCTGCCGTTGGGGAGGGCTTCGTCCTCCGGCACGCTCTTGATTTTGACCAGGATGTTCGGGTTGATTTCACCATTGGTATGCCCTGCGACCTGGTCATCGAGACCGTAAAGCGTGCGAGGGCCGGAATAGATTTTCCCGAACAGCTTCGTAAGCCGCAGCTGCAGGTCCGCTTCCATCTGTCTTGCTTTATAGAGCCGCGTCTTGATGTCGTCGGTTACTCCATTCCCGTGCACGATCTCCCAGGCCAGTTTTCTCGGACACTCGCCGAGGCGCCCCATATCCAGGTAATGTTTTCCGTCTGTCAGGCCGCAATCCTGACGGGTGATTTCAAGCAGTTTGTCTCTTACTTCTCTTGCGTCCATCTCGACCTCCCAGCCCTTGATTTAATTCCTCGGTGCTCACTTCAACCGGTTTGGCCGGTTGTGGCCCTTTCATTCCATGCCAAGCAAAAGCCCGTTGAATGGCTTCCTCCGATTTCTTTGCCGACCGTTTCAGAGGACGCGTTCTCGGTGCCTGGCGCAGCTCTCGCACTTGCTCCTGGAGCCTTTGCACCCGCTCAACGAGGAAAGAGAGGATTTCCCCGACTTCTTCACTCCCTTTTGCGACCTCAAGGTGCGCGGCGCGATACCACAGGATTGCCTGATCCAGCGGATTCATGATCTCAGCCCCCGTTTGCTCATCTCTGCCGGTTCCTGATCGCGCATCCACGACAGGAGTAATAGCAAACCTCCAGGGCGCATCCGCCGATCGCGATAAAGATCTCTGTTGTGGTTTGAGGGCTCTTGTCGTAGGCGGCATAGAGCACCCCGCAACCGGTTAAAAATTCGACCAACCTGTTTTCAATAATTTTCATATCTGCCTCGTATTTCTCTTCTGGAATATAGGATCCTATCTTGTCCGATTACCAGTCCTGATACCATTCGGCCGCCTGATCCCTCCCCGTCTTGCTATCATGAATCCCGTCGATGGGATAAAAGCGGGTAAACTGACGCCGGAAAAGCATCGGTATTTCCAGAGTTGGACCATTGCGCTGCTTGGCTATCATGATATCGGTTTGCCATTCGTCGAGTTGTTCGCTGTCCGCGTTCTCCCGTTCATAATACTGTTCGGAATGAAGGAATATGACCGTGTCGCTGTCCTGTTCGATATTACCCGAGTCGCGCAGTGCGTTCAGCGTCGGACGTCTCGCTTTCTGCGCCTCGTTGACACGCGATAGCTGGGACAAACACAGAACAGGCACGTCGATCTCTTTTGCCAGGGCTTTGAGTTGGCGTGTGATGGTTCCAATTTCGCGGTCCCTGGTCTCGCTTTTTGCAAACCGGGTACTCATCAGTTGCAGGTAGTCAATACAGATCAGGTCCAGCTTTCCATCCTCTGCTTCCCGTTTCGCTATGCCCACAATCTCAGCCAGATCAGTGGCCCGGTCATTGATTTTGAGTTGGCAATGCCCCAGTTTTTCGGCTGCTTTTACGAGCCGTTCATGCTCTTCGTCGCTGAATCTACCGGTGCGGACATGGTGCGAATTTACAGCAGCCTCTGAGCATATCATGCGCAGGGCCAGCTGTCTGGCACTCATTTCCAGGGAAAAGAGGTAAACATTCTGCCCTGCCAGCGAAGCACTCTGCGCGATATTCAGCATCAGGCTTGTTTTTCCCATTGAGGGACGAGCTGCCAGGATAATCAGCTCGCTTTTTTGCAGCCCGGCGGTCCAGTAGTCGAGCTGTTTGAAACCTGTCGTGACGCCAGACAGCCCAGGTCTTCCCTTGCAAGAGTCGATATCGCTGACCGCCATCTCCATGAGCGCCCTGGCTGGTGTTGCCGCAATTTCCTTTTTCCGGCTGGTGATTTTCAGTAGCTCGCTCTGGAGGCCGTCAATCAACTCTGTCGCATTCTGCCCTGGGGTCGTGAATTCTCTGCTCGCTCTGGTGGTCGCCAGATAGCCGTGCCGCAAAAGTGCGGATTCGAGAACACTCCAAACAGCCCCCTCCACCTGGGTCGTGCTGACGACCTGGCCTGCACATCGGGCCAGATAAGACTCTCCGCCAATTTTCTCAAGGTTCCCGTTGTTGCGCAAACGGTCGACAATGCTAAATAAACCTATGGGTGCGCCGCTCGCAGCGATGTCCCTGCAAGTGGAGAAAATAATCCGATTGGCCGCGCCGTAAAAATCTTCCGGCACCAATTCGGCCAAAATCATATCGGGAGCGTATCCCTCAAGCAAACAGCCAATCGTGATCATCTCAGCATAGTCGTTATTGGGTAGTTGCGACGACTGCATCTTCGGGCCTCCAATCATCAGGTACTGCGGCATATTTTCGCGGCTTTGGCTTGCCGTTGTTTTTCCGGGTCAAGAACTCGGTGATATGTTCCTCGAAGTCAAACCCGTGAAGTAACCAGTCGTATCTTTTCATGCCTGGCGGCGATAGCGAGCTGGCCAGATTGCTGGCCGCCTCCAGAATGCGGTCAAAGCCGCCGATATGGTTCAGCTTCATTGCTTTTTTTAACGTATTGATTCGCTTGAATGTAGGGGGAAGGTCCTCCTCATGAAAAACACTAGCAATTTGTCGGAATAGTGGAATGTACTGCTGATCGATGAGGGTGATGGGTCTGTCCTGCTCCTGCTCATGCTCCTGCTTTTTCAGCAGGCCACCCTTTATATGGTTTGGGTCTTTTCTTTTCTTATCTTCTCTTATCTTATCTGGGGCGTTACATGGCGTTACATTACAGTCCGCGGCGTTACATGGCGTTACATTGCATTCGGTGGCGTTACATGGCGTTACAGGTTCATTTTCATTATTGCCTTGCGTTACATCGGAACCTTTCCGTTCTCTCCACCGCCGGACCCTTTCATTGCTATTATCCTCTCGCTCACGTTCCGGCTGTCTCCTCTCCCATCCGGTTAAATAATTATTCTCTAAAACTACGCCTTGCATAGCTTCACGGATAGAAAGGACTTGTTCTGTTTCCATGTCGAGGGCGGCGGCGGCAACCTCATCATCCCAATGTTCCAGGGTTCCCCGCTCCTCGGATTGGCTGGCGTTGACAAGCATCAGGATATAAATTGAGATGATTTCAGGCAAAGGCCGACCGGACCGGCGTGAAACAACACGCCATTTGGGATCTGTTGGCAATTCATGCCAAAGTCGTAACCAATCCATTTTCATTTCACTGCCTCATGGGATTGAAAGAGGGCCATGATGTCTCTGATTTCTCTTTTCATTTCTTCGCTATCCGCCATTCTGAGCAGCTCATAGCCGATTTCCAGAAGAACCGTGTCAAGCCGCACCAGCTCTTTTTTATGTTTTTCGGTCAGGAACATTTTGGCCCCCTATTCCTGAGCAGCCCTCAGAGCTTTGCACTTTCTGAGCGCCGTGACCGGCCCCTGGTCCAGCAACAGCTGAGAACATGATCCGGTTTTACCGGCGTAGGGGCATTTGTAGTGCCGGGCATAATTGGCCTGATAGTCGGCCACCGCTTTTTTGACGGAAAATCCGTGCATGGCTAAAAGCGGGAGCAGGGATAAAATCGCCACCCATCCGCAGTTGCCATTCCTGCAATAAGGACCTTTGTCAGTCACTGTTTTCACAATCCACCTCCCAAAGGTTTTGGAGGCCGCCAGAATCGGGCGGGGCGGGAATTAAGTGCTAATTCCGGCGGCCTCCCTTAATAAAGCTCCAAACTTAGCTGACTTGCAGCGGCTTTGAGCCGCGTGATTTCCTGCTGATTGGCAATAGCCTCCAATTCATTGAGCCATTCCACCGAGAGGGTTTGAACATTTTGCGCGGCTCTCTCAGGACCAACACCGTGATTTCTTCCTCCGCAAATGCAGGTGCATTTTATCCCTTTTGCCGTATAGCACTTTGCAGTGCACTGCCGCCGGTGTTCGCAATTTTCCCCGCAGGAAATCAGAGTTGCCATTTAAAGCAGGCTCCCCTGTTCGGTTTTTCCCTTGCTCTGCGCCGCCGCCTTTTGCAGATCCCGCGAGATTTCGGAAAGGTCGATCAGGCATTGCTCCTCGTCCGCTTCCTCTACTTCCTCGAAGGATTCAAGGCCGAACCGTCCTGCCAGGTCATTCCAATAGCCCTCGCCTTTCAGCCCGGTGATCCTTCGACGATGGATATCAAGGGCCTTGAGGAATCGCTCCCTGTGCGCGGATTTTTCAGGATTGGGCGGTTCGTTGGGTGGGGGTTCAGTTTGACCATTGGGGATCGGCTTGCTGCCGTTTGCGGTTTTTGTCTCGTCGATTACAGTGGCATCGGATATATCGCTTTCGGTCACTTTCACTGTTTTCTTGTCCAGGTCGATTGCTTCCGGCATGACGCTCTGCCCGTCAACAGCCATTGCCGCAGCGACGCGGCTTTCGAGGGTGATCGGGACGAACTTGCGCAGGATCTTTATTGCAGTTTTGGCCCACATCTCCTCGACCAGCACTTTGTCGTTCCACGGGCTATATTTGCTGTCTTTGGCCTCGCTTCTGTTGCGCCGCGCTTCCACCTGATCCTGATTAAGGTAGCGGAAAACCCGTTGGCCGTTACTCAATTGAGCGACCGCGTAGACGTATTTCAGAGGCCCCGGTTTGTCGAGATTCGGGACGTGATCGATTCTCGGTTCAAGGCCGAGCCGCACTTCAAACTGGTCGTTTTCCCGGACGCAGTAAGCATAGATGTGGCTAATGTTCGGGTTGCGATACATGAGGTTCAGCCACCCCATGTAGCCGATTTCCAGACAGCATTTCGATTTGCGGGGGATAAAGTAAACCAACCCCAGCTCAGGGGTCGGGTCAAGCCCGATAATCGAAGCACTCAGGACCGCGCCGATGATGCTTTTTGTGGAACAGGATTTCAGTACGTCGTTTTCGGCAATGATAGAGGTGGTGACCTGGATCATCCGCTCCGGCGGGATCGCTCCCATCAAGGCCGTGGCGAACATCGGTTCGTAGAGTTTCAGAACGCCTGTGATCTTGTGGCTGTCAAGTCCGGCCATCGTCACCGGTATCGGGCTTTTTCCCTTTTTGCCGTTAGGGTCCAATGCAGGGGCGTTCGGCTTTTCATCCGGCACTCTGAGCTTGTTCTTGATTGTTTCCGGCATTCCCATTTGTTACCTCCTCACAGTTTGAATTTGAGCAATAAGGACCTTGCCCCAGGTTTCTTGTCGAGGCAAGCCCTGTAACAGTCTGGATAGTTGGCTTTGGCCAATTCTTCATCCAGCACAGTCTTGGCACAGTGCGTGGCTTCTTCGGGGTATTCCTCCTGGAATCTTTCAGCGAGAAAAACCTCTTTGTCTTTGGCTGATTTGTAGGTGCAGACAACCTCGTCGCTGTAGGTGGCGGCTTCATAATCCTGCAGAAGCATTTTGAGAGATAGCTCTTTGGCATCGAGATTGTCGCTGAGCTTTTTCTTCGCCGCCCGGAGCCGAGCGACCCGCATGATCAGTTGCAGGGTGGTTTCGTCAACGGCTAGGGTCTTCTTTTCGCTCCGAGGATAAAGGATTTTCAGATCTTCTTCAGTGGCCGGTTCAGGGGGGATGTCCTTTTCAACATGATCCTGCCAGAACGAGCGGACTTTTTCGGTCATCATGCGGATAAACTCACGGTCCGGTTGAATTGGGATCAATTCGGGTTGCCCGAAGCCCTGATAGGTGTCGGCAGGCATGACTCCGATCGCCGCCCACTTGTAGCCGGTGATGGCGAGTTGGCATTGGACCTGGATCCAGTGATGCACAAAAGTGGGGTTCAGTTCTTCGCTTTGGATGTTCCAGCGCCGCAGGTTTTCAAGTGAGGTAGTTTTGATTTCCAGGACGGCTGTCCCGTTCGGTTGGCCGACAATGACGCGGTCAAGGTTGCACCGCCAGAATGGCAGGGTGGGATGTATTCTGATCTTGTTGTCCCGCTGGATCTTGAGGTTGAACATATCGCCGATCCAATCGGCAATCATCTGCTCGGCCCTCAAACCGGCTTCCGCTCTTGCTCCTGCTGGCTCTGACTCTTTTAGCCCTTTCTTTTCGCGATAGACATCCAGCGGGGTCCGGTAGTGGTCCAACCCGAGGACAGCCGCCGTTTCAGACGCGCCAAGATAGCTTTGACGCTGGGCAAGCCATTCCTCGGCGGTCATCTCATTTTTTTTGACGTAAGCCATACTGCACCTCCATTTGATCGTTCTCAGACGTTCTGCGGCAGATCGCCCAAATCCCGTCCATCATCGTCAGGAACAGAATCTCAGTTATGCACCACATGACGGTTCTCCTTAGTGATGTGAATTTGCCCAAGCTCCACAGCGGTCTGACAGGTAGCAGTGCTCTCCATGCAGACACCTGGGCCACTCTCTTTTTGGCAACATGCAGGGCCAATGCCCAGGGTGTGACTGGTTTGCCGTGTTGAGCTTCTCCTGCAGTTGTTCAAGCAAAAAGCGTTGCCGGAAAAGGTCGCTGATGTAGCCATCGCTCAGGCCGACATCCTTGGCAATATACCTGTGTGTATAGCCCTCTTTTTTTAGCATCAGCATCCGATTGGCAATCGAAGATGTGACTTTTCTATGCTTCATACCGCCCTCGTTTGACCCTTGACCGGCTCGTCGAATATCTCCGGCCTGTTGATTCTGCACCCCTCACTGTCATGGTCAATATCACACTGCCGGCAGGTCCAGGTATCCCCTAACAACGGATGACGTTCAAGCTCCCTGCTGCAATGCTCGCACTTCAGCGCATCTTCTCGCACGTCTCTCACCTCCCATTTCCTCCATAAGGATGAATTGTTTTAGGACCTCTTGCTTCGGGATCCGCACTTCCCACTCCCTGATGCTTTCCCGTATTTTGGGACCGGCCTTTCTGAACTTGCCGGATCCCCTGATAAATATTGGCCGGATTAGGCCAGCATCAATTCGCCTGTCAATGGTCCTGGTGCTCCATGAAAGGAATTGAGCCGCTTCCTCTTTTGTCACCAGATCTCGTTTGCCGAACATCCGGTGCCAAGCCTCCACCAATACATCCCAGTCATTCATCATTCGCCCTCTCCCGGATCCGGCAGCCCGATGCAGATAAATGGATTGCCGTGCCATTCTCGCAGGTACTGCCCGTAGGCTTGCGGATCCCGTTTGTACAATTGGTGTTCCAGACTGACCAGCTCAGCCCGTGTTAGCGGCGTGCGCGGCGTGATGCTGATCTTTGAATAGAATTCTCCAGCTGTCATGTTGGTCTCCTCGGCAATCACCGACAGTTTTCCGAGTTTATTGAGCCGGATCAACTTTTCGAAATAAAGGCGCAGGAGCTGTTGGTTTTCGCGCCACATCCTTCCAGCCTCCTCCGAGTTTGGTTTCATCTCAACCTCCCAGTATTGTAATTGCGAATTTCATTTTTGTAAAATTTACAAACGGTAATTCTTGACCTCGGGTGAAATATTTTGTATATTAAAAAAGGCCGTGAAAAAGCAGAAAGCCCTATGGGATTTCGCTTTCTCATTGGTCGTGTGATCCGGCCCGACTTGCTTGGCCGCGGGCGGGCCGGATTTTTTTATATTAATTTAGCGGGTTTTTAGAGTCCTGTTTTCAATTCCTTGTAAAGTGTGTCCGGTTGCTGCTTCAGAATTTCGCACAGTTTAAAGAAACGGTCGAGATTAAGCCTGCGTTTTCCGCTCAAGACCATAGAGAGAAAACCTGCGCTGACTTGAAGCTGCGCGGCCATCTGGGACAGGGTGTAGCCCTGGCTGTAAATGATGTTTTTTATGCTTGCGTGGCTCATGATAGATACTTTGTTACTCGCGGTCTTTTATATTTGATTGAATATACCTTTTACTACTTGTATTGTCAAGTATTTTTTCAACATTTTCTACAAATTGTGATCCGGGAGAACTATGAAATTCTGGAACAACGTTAATCTCCTTATTAAACTGGGACATATCTCCAGGCAGGAAATCTGCACGCACCTGGGTATTACCCTGGGGCATCTCTCCCTGCTGATTAACGGTAAACGCAACACCAGCAGCGCTAAACTGGACAAGGTGGCCGGTCTGGTCGGCTATTCCATCTCTGACTTGATGCGGGATGATTTCCTGGTCCTGATCAAGGACCGTTTTTCGGCCGATCTGCTGCATGAAAACATTTCATTGTCCCAGGAGGTCGCGTTCACCGAAAAGGACCTGGAGATCTTCAAAGCGCTGAACGTGGATCCCCGCGAGGCACAGAAATTGCATCGTATTTTCCTTCTAAAGGCCTTCCCTCCGTCCAGAAAATCTTTCAAGACGTTTGTTCTTAACAATCAGATCGGCACGGTAGTTACGCATCACGGAGGTGACAACGTGTTCGCATTCCAGATGCCCGATGGAACGCTCGAACCACTATGCCCTCAAGGTAGCATTCTTGTTTTTGACGCTGATGAGAAAATTGAAGCCGGAAATGTAGCGGGAATGATTGTCGCGGGGCGGGTTTTGGTGCGGAAAGTGTTTATCCAGAACAAACACATCATTTTACAAAGCACCTCAGGCGAGGAGCCGCCACAGCTGGTGGGCAAGGAAAGCCTGATCAACTGCTTCAGGGCGGTGGAGTCTATAAAAAAATTGTAACGGCCTGATCGCCTAGAGGTTACAGTAAATGCCTCATATTGAAGTTATCAAAACCAAAAATGGCAAAGCCTACCGGGTCAAGTATTCCAAAGATGGAAAAAGGTACTCCCGATATTTTCCGGTTACAACATCATTTAAGGACGTCAAGCTTTTCGCCGATACCGTTATAGCTAATCCAGACCCTCCACAACTATCTCCCGTACGTCTTGGCGAATTACTCGCGCAATATATGATAGCTAGACAAAATGAGCACAATTGCTGGCGCGAAGGGGTAGCAATGCGTCATTTAGTGCGTTTTGCGGGAGACGTCTACGCCCACCGGATTACTTCCGAACTTCTTCATCGTTTCAGGGATGCACTTTTTGTCGAACGGAAAGCCGGTAGAGAATTGGAGTACGCAACTGAGCAGAAAATAAAACGAGGTGTGAACCATGATCTTCGACACATCCGCATTATTTTTCGATGGGCGTATAAACATGGTATCATGTCATCACATCCATTTGATCGCGTCGAGCTTTTCAAGGCGGCGCCTCCGAGGCCGGATGTACTCACAGCGGAAGAAATGAGCAAGTTGCGTTCCGTCTTGAATAAGCAGGATCGACTCATTTTTTACTTACTTAGATTTACGGGTTTGAGGATTGGCGAGGCATGTGCCCTGAAGTGTGAAGACGTAGATTTAGAAAGAGGTTTGATCAGGTTAACAAAGACCAAAAACAAAGAATAGGTTGATATCCCTCTTGACTATAGACTTGCCCGGATTTGGCGCTGGACAAAACATCTTGAAGAGGGGGACTTTATTGTGCCTTACCGGTCAACGACGACAGTCATTCATCATTTTCGAAAAGCCATGCGAGAGTGCGGCATTAACAAAGCGATGCCAACCCATATATTCCGCCACACAGCAGGAAGGCGGATCATAGAGCGATATTTCACGACGGGAAATGCCCAGGAGATAGCGCGTCGCTTTTTGCGCCATAAAACCAGGGTGATGACGGACCATTACACGCAGACATATATCGAGGATATAGGGCGGGCGATGAGTGATGTAGACCTGTAAACGTCTTATGATATTTGGAAAGTTAGTGTGTAGAGCTAAAGCAGACATCTAGGCACAGATTATTTTGGAACATTTTTGGAACGCGACAGTCAAAAAGTGCCTAAAATTGCCCATTTTCCACAAAAAAAGGCCAGTTAGCATTTGATCTAACTGGCCTTTTTATCGAACTTTAGGGTAGCGGCGGAGGGATTTGAACCCCCGACCTATGGATTATGATTCCACTGCTCTACCAGCTGAGCTACACCGCCATATTGCAAGTCCAATAATATACTAAAATCTGAATTCCAAATCAACACTTTTGTAGACTAACTACCATTTCTTTTTATCGGATGGGCAGCAAAACCGGCCGCTGGAGGGATTTAGCGTGGCAGCGCGGCGCAATCGAGGTGGGCGCGAGGGGCGGGGTGGGTGCGAGGGGTTGGGTGGGCGCCAGCGGCTGGGTGGGAGCCAGGGGCGGGGTGGGCGCGATGGGCGGGGTGGGCACGAGGGGCGGGGTGGGCGCGAGGGGCGGGGTGGGCGGATGGGGGGGGCGGGGGGGGGCGGGGGGGTGGTAGGGCAAGGGGGGGTGGGTGCGTGCGG